GCTGTAAGGTACTCGCCACGTCGTAGAACGCTGGGTTAGGGAAAACTATTGCCTGTTCCAGATTGCGATCCAGCTTCCGAATATCGCGACCCTCCCGCACCAGCGGTTGTCTTTGGTGTTCCACAGGCGGAAGCGTATCTGGTTTACGTCGCTGGTATCCCAACGTTGTGCGGTGTACTCGCCGGCCTGGTCGAAACCAGTGCCGAACGGCCCAATCGTGTAGGCCGCGTAATCGGCTTTCTTCCCGTTTGGGGATTGGACGTTGATGTAGAATGTGCCGTCATCATTCGTGGTGATGGTATGGCCTCCGCACAGAATATACGGCATTCGGGTTAGGGAATCCCGTTCAGGCTATTAGGGCTCGTTCCCAGAGGCGTTGCGCGTCTCGCAAAGCCGTGATATCCGGTTTGAGGTAGTACTTCGCGGTGGTTTTGATATCGCTGTGGCCGAGCATTTTCGACACGATGGCGATATCCGCTCCCGCCGCCAGAGTGTTCGTCGCCCATGAGTGGCGCAGGTTGCGTGCGGGCACATGCGGCAGGCTATACCGCTTGCACCAGCCCTTGTACTGGCGTGCCACCTGTGGCGGGGTGAGCGCACCGATGAGTCGCCCTCCCTCGCGCGGCTTGAGCTCGCGCAGACGCTTGACCGCGAAGCGCGGCAACGGCAATGTGCGACGGCTCAATTCGGTCTTCGGCGGCACGACGGCCTCATGCCCGGCGACCCATTGCAGGCCGCGCTCCACGTGCAGGACGCCGCGCCGCAGGTCGAGGTCGCCCCATTCAAGCCCGTATCCTTCTTCGGTGCGGAGTCCGCATGAGACGGCACAGATAAGCCACGCCTCAAGCAGATGACCGTAAAAGCCCCGCAACAGCGTGCGCTGCTGGCGGATGGTCAATATTCGCGGCTCGTAATGAGGTTTGGCCGGCAGTTGGATGTCGCGTCTCGTGATATCCACGTCCAACAGGTTCCAGCGGATAGCCCGCCTGAGTATCGCGCGTAGTACGGCCCATGCCTTGCGTGCCGCGCCCGCGCTGTCGAAACATGCGAGCCACTTGTCCACGAGCTCCACGCTTATTGCGCTCATGTCCATGCCACCGAAAACCGGCATGACATGCAGCCGCCACGCGGACTCGTAGCCCACCCACGTGCTCTCACGCAGATTCCGCGTGCAATGCGGCCAAAACCGGCCGTTCCAAAACTCTTGTAACAGCATTTTCAACCTCCAAAACCCACACGCCCGTTGGCCTATCCAACGGGGACGAACGTGTGGGTTTTACCCACCGTAAAGGAGCTTTCCAATGTCTTTGCTCGCTCACGTCGTCGATTGGCTCGTGCCTTTTATCTGTGGCGGCGTGGCCACGGTTTTGGGCCTGATGTGGCGATGGGGCAAAGCCATGGTCAACGGGCTGCGCGAGCTCCTGCTGTGCCAGTTGGAGGACCTGCGCCGCGAAATGGTCATCGAGCACGACGGAGTGGCGGACGAGGACCTCAAATCACGCAGTCAACGCCTCTACGACAGCTACCACAGCCTGGGTGGCAACGGGCACGGAACCGCTCTCAACGAGGACATCCAATCCGCGCCGATAGCGCCACGACAGTCCTGACCCACGACCGTGGGCCACAAACAATATCCATCCCAGAGAAAAGGGAAACATGGTCAACAATTTGAAACGTCATCCCAAGCCCTCGCTGCCGGACGAGCTTCGCCCGGACGTAGCTCCGGAAACCATAACCGAATCCATTAAGGAGGAGTAATAATCATGACCCAAATCCATATCAGCATCAGGAAGCCGAAGACCGGCGGCCTGGACCCTGTCACCGGCCTGATGCGATTCCGTCCGGTGCGTCGTCATTTCGACGCGGAAAAGAATCTTGTCATCGCGGCCTCGTTCGACGCGGACTTGTCCGAGACGGGTGAGCTGACGGTTGACCTGCTGCCCACGACTAGCGCGTTTGTTTGGCAGGTCATCGAGTTGGCGGACACGCCGCAGGCGTACACGCGCTACGTCGAGGTGCCGGACTCCAAGACCAAGGTCGAATACGCGGACCTCGTGGAAGTGGACGCCGGCACGTTCGTCCCGAAGGATATGGCCGGCTCCCAACTGTTGAAGGTTCGCCACGCTTCCACCCAGTCGGAGGCTGAGACGCTTTCCGCACAATACCCGGACGAGCTGGTGTTCTTCGACGAAACCGCCACGACCGCGAAGGCCGCTGCGGCCTTGAGCACGTTGGAGTCCATCACGGCCGAAGCTCAAACGAACGCCATGCTGGCGAAGAGCGCCATGCTGAGCGCCCGGTCCTCCGCGGATTCCGCGACCGCCACCCAGTCCGACCTGAGCAGTCTCGCGTCGAACGCCAGTATGGCGGCGGCTTCCGTCGCCAACGATTCGCAGACCGTGGCCGACACCGCTTCCATGGTCGCGGCGAAGGGCGAGACGGCCATCGCCGCCATCGATTCGACGGTGCGGGCAGTCAAGGACAAGGCCGAGAGCGCTTCCGCCGAACTGCCTTCCACAGGCGCCGGAGGCTCCACGGAGGAGACCGGCAAGGGCTCCACCGGGGAAACGCCGACCGGAACCGTGTCGGAGGAGCCCGCAGCCAAGGCCGTGAAAGCCAAGGCCAAGAAGGTTACCGTGAAGGAGGCCTGACCATGCCAGCCCTATACGCCGGCAAACGTGTCGGCAAACCGTTGATGAACGGCCACACGTACAACGCCCTATTCAACGGCAAACTCGTATGGCCCCTCGACAGGGACACGGTGGTCTCCATCGAGATCACGGATGATAAGGGCAAGCCGCTGCCCAAGTCGCTGGCCGTGTCCGGCACTTTGAAACTGGGGGCGAAGGCCACGTATGCGGACGGTCATGTTGGCGATCTGCTGACCACCAAGGACGTGACGTTCGCGAGCAGGGACACTTCCACCGCCACGGTTTCGGGCAACACGCTCACGTGGCGGCATGGCGGAACCATATTGGTGACGGCCACGGTCAACGGTTTCACTTCCGCCGCCGTGTCCATCAGCGCGGCCTACGCGCCCGAGTCCATCAAGGTCACGGACGATTCCGGCAAACCCATCGACAACATCACCCTGCGCGTCGGCGAGAGCAAGAACCTCAAGGTGACGATCCTGCCCGATGCGGCATCGCAGGAGTATACGGCATCCATCAAGGATGTGAGTCTCGCATCAGTCAGACAACAGTAAGGGGCAATATCATGCCAACGGCAGATTCTAGTGGTGGTTGCAACACCTGAGGTTTGAGCGGCCTTCCATGGTCACGTTGTCGGTTGTTGAGGTTAT